TCTGCTACAAAGCCTTATGATGCTGGCTGGTACAAAGTTGGTAGATTTGCAGGGGCTTTAGATTTTCCTTCAATTGCGGCACATAGTTATGCTGACTTAACTATTGCTGCAAGTGGTGCAGCCTTTAACGATTTTGTTTCTTTTGCTAAATCAGGCGGGGCATTAGCATCTGAAGGCATTATGTACTCAGCTTTTGTTTCTGCTGCTGACACAGTAACAGTTAGAGCATTTAACATTACAACAGGTGCAATCGATCCATCGGCCTTTACAGGTTTGGCTTTGGTTGTTCGTGCAACTTAATACCCTTAGAGGGTGGACAGTCCAGCCAAGGAGGTAAACATGGCCCTGACTAAAACAACAGTAAACGACAAGATCGAAGTAATTAACAATGGTGATTGGTCATCAGTGCAAGTTCGCACTGCGACTGTCATTGCAGAAGATGGCACAGAAATCAGCCGTACATTCCACCGTCATGTAATAATGCCTGATGCTGATCTCTCAGCAGAGGATGCTGATGTTGCTGCTATCTGTACTCCAGTATTCAGTGATGCGGTTAAGGCTGCTTATGCGGCTGCTCAAGCAGAGGGAGAGTAATCATGGTTGCTGTAACAGAAACAATTAGCTCTAACGCAAGCACAGCCTCTCTGCAGGTAGTTGGTCACTTCAACCTTTCTATCTCTGGTACATGGTCTGCTACAGTTACAGTACAACGTAGCTGGGACAACAGCACATGGTTCGATGCTGATACCTTTACATCTAACTACGAGGGTGTAGGGTTTGATGCAGAGGAAGTCTATTATCGAGCAACTGTCTCAGGGTATTCCTCAGGTGATGTTGTCATCCGTCTATCGGATAATCGGGACTTCGGTTCCAAAGACGTCTTCGTAGCTTAGAGGGTGTCATGGAAGATAATTGGCACCTCAGTAAGTCAGTACCTGTAACTCTGGTACTGGCTATCGTTGCACAGACAGTAGCTCTTGTCTGGTATATTTCTAGTTTAGACAGTTCCGTAAAGGCCAATGCAAGAGACATCATTCGTAATGAAACTCGTTTAGGTTCTCTTGAGAATATCGTTCAGGCCCAAGCTGTAACTCTTGGTCGTATGGATGAGAACATTAAAGCTATTAGAGAATCAGTAGAAAAGATGGCTAACCAATGAGAAACATCAACGAAATCTTTGTACATTGCAGTGCAACTAAACCTCACTGGATGGAGAAGTCTAACTGCATTGATAAGGTTGAAGAGATCCGTAGGTGGCATGTAGAGGAAAGAGGATGGGCAGATATAGGTTATCATTTCGTTCTTGATCGTAATGGTGTTGTCTGCCCCGGAAGGCCAGTAGAAAGAGCAGGTGCTCATGCTAAAGGCCACAACAAAAACTCTATCGGTATTTGTATTGTAGGTGGATTTGGTTCTGATGCTAACGATAAGTTCGAAGAGCATTATACAGAAAAACAAAGAAAAGCTCTAAATACTTTACTAGATAGCTTGACAGCAGAATACTCAGGTGCTATAATACGTGGACATAACGAGGTGTCCTCAAAAGCCTGTCCCGGTTTTAACGTAAAGGATTACCTCAATGACAGATCAAGCCTTACCGAAGAAGCAAAAGACCTTGAAGAGGGAAGTGGCAGCCCTATTGTTGGCAGTTCTTCTATTGCTGATTTGCTTATGGGTCTTCTTCGGAAACTCCTTAGCAGGTGAGGCAGTAAAGGTACTTAACCTGCCAATCTTTACCTTTGCTGGTGCAGCCTTTGGTTTAGACTCAGTAGTTAAACAATGGAACATCAGTAATAAATGAGTGTAACTTTAGATCAGATTAGACAAGCTGCTGAGAATGATCTAGCCACATTTATTAAGCTTGTCTCACCGGAGCAAGTGTTAGGCCAATGTCACGAGGATGTGTGTAACTGGTGGACTAGAGGGGGTTCTAAGTCTCACCAATTGTTACTCTTCCCTCGTGACCACGGCAAGTCTAGGTTGGTAGCTTACAGGGTTGCATGGGAACTAACCAAAGATCCTACGTTACGGATACTATACATCTCAGCCACTGCAAACCTTGCAGAGAAACAACTAGGGTTTATCAAGGGTATCCTAACCTCAGAGACTTATAGTCGTTACTGGCCTGAGCATGTTAACAAGGACGAAGGTAAACGAGTACGGTGGACAACATCAGAGATTATGTTAGACCACCCTCTTCGTAAGAAAGAGAATGTTCGTGACCCTTCTGTCTTTACTGGTGGTCTTACCACTTCTCTCACAGGGATGCACTGTGACATTGCAGTTTTAGATGATGTTGTTGTCTATGAGAATGCATACACAGGTGAGGGACGTAATAAAGTTAAGAGCCAGTATTCTTTGTTGTCCTCTATCGAAGGGGCTAATGCAAAGGAGTGGATCGTAGGTACTCGTTACCACCCTGCAGACTTATATAACGATCTGATGCAGATGACTGAAGATCAGTATGATGATGATGGTAACAAGGTATCTGAGGAACAGATCTACGAGGTTATGGAGAGAGCAGTAGAAGACCGTGGAGATGGTGTCGGTGAGTTTCTATGGCCTCAACAACAACGTAAAGACGGTAAATACTTTGGCTTTAATCGTCAGATCCTAGCTAAAAAACGTGGTCAGTACCTAGACAAGTCTCAGTTCAGAGCACAGTATTACAACGATCCGACTGATCCAGACAACGTACCGATTGAGAGTAACAGGTTTCAGTATTACGAACGTAAACATCTGAAGCAAGAGAATGGGTTCTGGTTCTACAAAGATGCTAAGTTAAATGTATTTGCTGCAGTTGACTTCGCATTTAGTTTATCAAAGAAAGCTGACTACACAGCTATTGTAATTGTAGGCGTTGACTCAGACAATAACATCTATGTCCTAGACATTGATCGTTTCCGTACAGACCGTATCACAGAATACTTCGAACACATTCTGCAGTTATCAACCAAGTGGTCTTTCCGTAAGATGCGAGCAGAGGTTACAGTAGCACAACAGGCAATCGTTAAGCAACTCAAAGAACTTGTCAAGCAACATGGGTTAGCTATTAGCATTGATGAGTACAGACCCAACAAACATCAGGGTAATAAAGAAGAACGTATAGCTGCTACACTTGAGCCTCGTTACGATAACATGCAGATCTGGCACTACCGTGGTGGTAACATACAGACACTAGAAGAAGAACTACAGTCAAGGAACCCACCACACGACGATATTAAGGATGCTCTTGCTTCTGCTATTGACATTGCTGTCAAGCCTTTCAAGAGTATTCGTAGAGATAAAAGTAATAATATCGTTTGGGCTAATAATAGATTTAGAGGAGCCTCTTAATGGCAGGTGAAACAATAGAACTAGAGTACTTGCTAGGTCCAGATTCTATGGCTGTAGAGGTGGCTAATCGGTGGCGTGAGTGGTCTAACCTTCGTGAGCAGAAGGTAGAAGAGTGGAAAGAGTTACGGAACTATCTGTATGCTACAGACACTAAGACAACAAAGAATGCGATGTTGCCTTGGTCTAACAGCACCACTACTCCTAAGCTTACACAGATCATGGACAATCTCCATGCTAACTACTTTGCTACTTTGTTCCCACAGTCTAAGTGGATGCGGTTTGAAGCAGAGACTAAAGATGCTAACACCAAAGCCAAACGATCTGTTATCCAAGCATATATGGACAACAAGGTTCGTCAGTCTGACTTTGTAAACATCTCTAGTGATTTGTTATATGATTACATTCAGTACGGCAATTGCTTTGCTACTGTGGTGTGGGAAGATAACTATCAGGTGAAAGCAGAAGGCGATCTAGTTGTAAACTATGTTGGCCCTAAGATGGTTCGTATCTCACCCTACGACATCTGCTTTAATCCTACTGCCCCTAGCTTTGGCAAGTCACCTAAGATCATTAAGTCTATTCAGACACTAGGAGAGATCCGGGGAATGATCGACAGTGACCCTTCCAAGAAATACATGGAAGGTGTCTTCGACAAGATGATGGGTGCTAGGGCTGCTGTAACTGGTTCTGATGCTACCTACAACAAAGCTGATGGATACATTGCTGATGGCTTTACATCCATACAACAGTATTACGAATCAGACTATGTAGAGATCCTGACATTCTACGGAGACTACTACGACAGTGAGAATGGTGTCCTGTATAAAAACCGTATCATTACTGTTGCTGATCGTGCTTACGTCTTAGCTAACGAAGAGAACCCTAGCTGGTTAGGCAGTGCTCCTATCTTCCACGCAGGGTGGAGGCCACGTCCAGACAACCTATATGCAATGGGTCCACTAGATAACTTGGTTGGTATGCAGTATCGCATTGACCACCTAGAGAACCTGAAGTCAGATGTATTCGATCAGATTGCTTACCCGATCCTCAAGATCCGTGGTGACGTAGAGGACTTCGACTTCGAACCCGGCTCTCGTATATACATGGGAGAAGAGGGTGACGTAGGTTACATGGCACCTGATGCAACTGCATTGCAAGCAGACCTGCAAATTAGAGTGCTGGAAGACAAGATGGAAGAAATGGCAGGGGCACCCCGTCAAGCTATGGGTATCCGTACACCGGGCGAGAAGACAGCCTTTGAGGTACAATCCCTGCAGAACTCTGCCTCTCGTATCTTCGAACATAAGACTGCCCACTTCGAACGTGTATTCCTTGAGCCTATCCTTAATGCCATGCTTGAAGTGTCTCGTCGTTATATGAATATGTCAGATACAATTCGTGTACTGGATGATGCCACAGGTGCTGTGTTGTTCCAGACTATCACGAAGGATGACATTACAGCTAAGGGTAAGATTGTTCCTGTCGGTGCTCGTCACTTTGCTGAACGTGCTCGTCGTATTCAGAACCTTACTCAACTCTATCAGATCAAGTTGTCTGATCCTACCGTGTCTGCTCACTTGTCGGGTAAAGAGTTTGCTCGTATCTTGTCTGAAGAACTAGGTGAACCAGAGTTGTTCTCAGAGAATATTTCTGTATCTGAACAGCTAGAAACACAACAGCAGATGCAAGAGGCAGAAGCTATTAACCAAGAGCAACTAATGATTGCACAAGAGATGGGGATCTAAAATGCCATATAAAAAAGGTGAAGTTAAACCGTACAAGAACACAACTAAGTCACGAATGCCAGCAAAACCAAATCCAAAGAAACCCGTTAATAAAAAGAAACCAATGGGTAGGTAATGAAATCTATTTGGTTAAAGGGTCTTAGTGGCTCTGAGAAAGAGAAACGTAAGGCTGAGATACTAGGTTATCGAAATGCCTTCGATGCTCTTAAAGAAATTCTCGAACAGAACTTCAAGAAGAAAGAAGCAGTTCGTGATTACGAAGTACCCAATTGGGAACTACGACAAGTGGCAGTCAACGAGTACAACCAAGTGCTTGATGATATGCTGAAAGTGATAACTTTAAACAAGGAATAAAACATGGATGTGTTTACTGAGAGTAGTCAAACCACGGACACTACTCAGCCAGAGCAACAAACTACTGAGAGTACCCCACCACAGGATTCTTTTGTAGCCAAGCTCGTTGAGGCCAAGGGAGATAATTGGAAAGATCCTGAGGTACTAGCTAAAGGGAAACTAGAGGCTGATACCTACATACAACAACTCGAAGGACAACTCACACAGATGAGGGAAGACTTGGGTAAACAGGATTATGCTAAGAATCTTCTGGACCAGTTGCAAAATAAGGCCGCAGAACCCACCACTGCGAATACTGCAATGCCCAATAATGATACTGGTGGCACTTCAGAAGGGAACACCAACCCTGCTCTGAGTGAGGAAGACCTGAAGAGCCTTGTCGAACGTACACTAACTGAACGAGATAAAGAGTCTGTTGTCAAACAAAATCTTGATCTTGTGAACGGAGAGTTGGAGAAGAGCTACGGCACAGAAGCCAATGCTAAGATCCAAGAGAAGTCAAAGGAATTAGGTATTAGTCTCCAACGTATGCAGGAGATTGCTGCTGAATCACCCACGGCTTTCTTTAGTCTCCTTGGCGAAGCAAAGAAGGACTTTAAACCTATGGTTCAAGGTTCAGTTCGCACAGAAGGTGTCAACATGCAAGCCTCGACAGAACGTGATTGGTCCTATTACCAAAAGCTTCGTCGGGAAAATCGTAACCTCTACTATACACCCAAAATACAACGACAACTTATGGAAGACAAAGGTCGTTTGGGCAGTAAGTTTGGAATCTAAAGGATAAGAAAATGTCTGGTATGAATACAGCCAATTCTACTCTCCTTACCCGTACCGAAGTCTGGTCTACGGAACTCAAGGAGATTTTACGTGATGAAATGCAAGCACAACGGTACGTCCGTATGCTTGAAGGTTTCCCAGATGGGAACACTTTCCACATTCCATCAATCGGTCAAGCACAGGTAGACAACTACGCAGAAGATACTTCCGTAGAATACCGTCCACTTGACACAGGTGAGTTCACTTTCACAGTTGATAAGTATCTGTCATCAGCTACTTACATGACTAAGAAAGCTGAGCAGGATACCTTCTACGCAAGTGAACTGATGAGCCGTTTTGTTCCTGAACAAGATCGTGCAATCATGGCTCACTTCGAAACAACCACTATGGCTGCTCCTGAAGCAGGTTTAGCTGACAATGCTCAGTCTTTGGTTGACGGAGGAATCCACCGTTTCTCAGGCGGTAATGCAGGTAAAATCGAAGTTGAAGACTTTGCTTATGCTCGCATGAAGCTGAAGATGGCTAATGTACCTGATCAAGCAATGGTTGCTATTGTAGACCCATCAGTTGAGTTTACAATCAACACTTTGACTGATCTTGCTGCTGTTACCAACAACCCTAAGTTTGAAGGTATCGTAAGCTCAGGTATTGCTACTGGTATGCGTTTCGTAGCTAACGTCTATGGTTTCGATGTATATACATCAAACTACTTGGCTGATGCAACAGACACTGCTCTGAAGGAACGTGACAACACAACTACCAATGACTTCAGCACAACAAACGGTAAAGTTAACTTGTTCTTCTCAGCTAATGCTACTGTGAATCCATTCGTGGGTGCATGGCGTCAGCAGCCTGAGGTAGACTATGAGTATAACAAAGACTTCCAACGTCACGAGTTTGTAACTACTGCTCGTTACGGTGTTAAGTTGTACCGTCCTGAAAACATGGTTCGTGTTATCACGACACCTACAGTATAAGGAGATACTCAATGTCTTACACTAACGCAGATGGCCTCTACATCCTCCATAACGGGGTTCAAGGAGTTGACAAA